TAGAGAAGATATTTAAAGGGCATTAACTTCGAGGTCTAAACACCACATCAAGACTTCTTAGTTTTTGCCCTTGTTTTATAAACGCCCCCGAAATCTTTGCACGACAAAGGGGCAAAATCAAAAACGATTACAAAGTTATGAAAAGTAATCAAGAAATGATACGTAAGATTGAGAATTTTTCAGTTACACAACGCACAAGTGATGGATTTTTTGATGGTAGCGAACTTTTAAGACAGTGGAATGCTGTTGATGGGCATCAACAAAGAAAAATGGCACGTTTCTTAGAAATGGACACCACAAAAGAGTTTCTTGAAGCTCTTGCTATCGATGAGAATGAGCGAAAAAGCCATGGTGCAAAAATGCACCATGGTGAAAATCAACAAGTTACAGAGATAGACCTAATAAAACACGTAAAAGGCAGAATGAGCAAAAATGGCAGAACACCCGATAAAGTTTGGATGAACCCAATACTATTTATCAAGTTTGCCATGTGGATAAACCCAACATTTGAAGTAAAGGTTATCCGCTTTGTCTATGACGAAATGATAAAGTTCCGCAATGATGCTGGCGATGCATACAGAGATTTAAGCTCTGCAATCGGCAAGATTGTCCCTGCTGACTTTATGCCAAAAGCTATGCAAAAGGTGGCAGAAGCTCTCAACTGGATAGTATTTGGCTGTCATGAGAAGATGGCAAGAAACAAATATGGTGACGAGAACAAACAGAGAGAACTCTATCAACTTGAGAAGAAAGTCGCTGACCTCATCAATGACGGCTTTATCAAGAACTATGATAGTCTTATAAACTATCTTAGAAAGAAGTATCAAGAAACCCAATATCCAAAAGTATTTAGAACGGCATGAAGAAGTTAGAATTTAACAAAAGAATAGAGCTTGAAACATCAAACGATGTAATATTCAGCATACAAGCATCAAGAATGCAAATCACCGACTCAGACGGCACACATGAAATGGATGCAGAAATAGTGCTGTTAATCGAAGACGAAGAGATGGGCAATGAAATTGCAACAATATTATCAACCGATAATATAGATAAACTTATAAAGCGATTACGTACACTTAACGATAAAGTGAAAGCATATAATAAGGCTTTCAAAGCAAAATAGCCATGAAGCAAAAATGCTTCATGCTGAAAATCAACAAATTACAAGACTATAACTATATAAAACTATGACAATTATGACAACAATAGCATTAAGTGAGAATACAGCAGAGTTATTAAACTGCAAGAAGAATTTAGATGAGTGTTTCGCTAAGTTAGGCGAAGTACAAAACAAGTTATTTGGCTTTGACAAAGACTTTGAAGACAAGGTCGGGTGCGCATACGTCACTATAAATGAAGCTATCATGCGAATTATGGCGGATAGTATTGATGTTACAAGCACAGAAAGCCAATATAAGGTAATTTAGATTTTACATTCGATAATATACCAATAAGCCACAATGTCTTAGTTGTGGCTTTTCTATTGCCCCCTACTCTACCATTTTATTATATGCTCGCTAACTTTGTGAGCATGGTAATATACGACATCAACGGCAATAAGATAATAGATGCAACGCTTACAAGTGGGGCAGAACATGAAGAAGAGTTGGGGAAGTCCAACTTAGTACGTTTGTCATGGCAAAGCGAATTAAAGGTTACTTTGCCTGCTGGTGCGTATATCATACCTTTTGATGATGGGTTGAAGTATAGGCTACTCAACTCATACACACCGAATGAAGATAGTACGGCATTCAAGTACACCCCCGAATTTCAGCACCCTTTGATGTGGCTTTCACGTGTGCCGTTTCTTTACGATACTACAGATGCGGATAAAAACCCTATCAAACAGCAAGAATGGTCATTTGAGGGGTTAACGACAAATGCACTTGAATACGCTTGCAAGGCTATCAATGAAGCATTAGGAATAACAGAGAATAAATTCACTTACACCCTTTGCGGTAATGTGGATGCGTCTGTTTCATTCTCGGTATCAGCAAACGACATTCTTTCGGTACTCTCTTCTATTGCTCAAGGCTGCAAGAATAACGCTTGTGAGTGGCATTTGTCATGGGAACACAAAGCGTTGTACTTCGGTCAGATAAGCATCAATCTTGGTGAGGAAGTGCCCACGTTAAAGGCGCATGATAACGTACAAGTGCCTAACATAAGCGATAGCAAGGAGAATTACTACAACTGCTTTTACCCACAAGGCTCAACAAAGAATATGTCTACAAAGGCACTTGTTGGCACTGGCAGCGTAGCGACCCTCCTACGATTAGGGCTTGACAAAGAAACCTATCCAGACGGATGTATCTATGTAGACACAGACGGAAATATTACCACAAAGGCGGCTTTTGACGCTTCAAACGCTATCAAGCAGACATTGGCACTCTCCTTTGATGATGTTTATCCACATATCGACTTGTATGTTTACAATGTTCGTAAGCACGTGCGTTATCTCAATAATAGCCAGACAAAGGAAATAGAGCTTGACAGCAGGGGAAACAAAAAGACCTATACTATTTGGTATATGCGCCTTGCTTTCCCTTCTACAACACAGATAGCAGGCAAGACCGCTATCAACATAACCCACGACAGGAACGAAAGCGGAGAAATCATCACACACTATTGGTATGACTATGAGATAGAGCGCACAAAGCAGGTATTACAGGGTTACACGCTCAAAGGAATATTCAAGGTTAACACCCACGCCACGGATGGGCAATACGACGCACTGACACAAGGGCTTGTAGGGCAGCCAAACGGGCAAGAGGGCTTTGAACTCCATTACCACGAGACGAATCAGAATATCCCAGAGAGTACCTCAAATGGTGATAGTGGTGTATCTATCCTCAAGGGCGACTATGAGATAATCAAGTATCAGAGTGGCGACACCATCATTCCTACCAACGAAAGTGAGGGACTTTACCCACGTGGCAAGGATAAGCCCGACTACACGTGTAACATGGTTGTGCTGTTTAACATCGTCATGGGCGAACACGAAACAAAGCTCGCTCAAGCGGAATTAGCAGCACGCACCATCAAGGAGATAAACAGACGAACGCAAGACAATAACAATTATTCTTTTGCGTCTAATGCGGTTGCCTTTGCGGAGCGTAACCCTAACCTTTACATAGGGCAGAAGGTAGTCTTTGACGATGGGCAGGGCTATAAGTTAAATACACGTGTTATCAAGCTCATCACAAAGCTGGACTATCCAATCATACAGGATATTGTCGTTGGCAATCAAGCTGTCAAGGGTACTATCTCTCAACTCAAGGAGGATGTGAATAATATCCTTTCGGGTAATTTCAGCGGTGGCGGTATCAACGCTAATCAGACTGCCGAGATAATCAAGAACTATGTTGACCCACGTTTCCTCCGCAAGGATTCTCCCGACACCGCCCAAGAGCTGATAACGTTCCTCAAGGGGATTGCCTTTGCGACTGGTATGGGGATTGACGGAAGCGGAAATGCCACGCTGCTTGACATGATAGCAAGATACATCAAGGCGGACGCCGTCAAGAGCAAGGACTTCCATTCAGGGCTGGTGGACGGTGCAGGCTTCGGAATATACGAGGACGAGCACGGAAAGAGCGTGGCGGAGGTAGATAAATTGAATGTAAGGCAGAAAGCGACCTTTCCAGAGTTGGAGTATAAACGTCTTGCATTTACTACTGGCGATGTTGGATTTACGTCTGCAAGCGCACACATATATAGTGTTATTCCAGTTGGTGCTAATGGTACTCCTATCGTTAACTCAACAACTTTCTTTAGGTCTGCAAATAAGCAGGTGATGATAAGTAATGCCCTACTCTCTTATAGAGTGTCATCAGGTGGGAATAGTATATCTGCTTATAGATGCTACTTCCTTGCCGAGGATGATGATCATGCGATAAGTAACGACTGGCGAGTGGGCGACCAGGCGATGTGTAAGACGGGTAACCTCATTTCACGCACCACGGGCAACGCCGCCAACCGCTACTACTGGCGACTGGTGATGGCAACGGGTGAGGAGCGGGTCAATGGCAGGCGATACTATTACGTAGACCTTTCCAACGTCAAGGGTAAGGTGAATGTCGTATTGCCCGATAGAGAGGTGGCGGCTACTGGCATGGATATGTCCGTGCAGAATGACGAGCCACTGGCAGGCGATAGTATCATACAGCTAGGCTCGCAGACCGATCCCGACAGGCAATACGCCTATATTATCTACACGTCAGAGGCACGACAGGTCATTTACGCTGGTATCAGTACCTTTGCCTTAGAGCCGTTTATCATTGAGGAACATAGTCCGAGGGGCAGCTTCGTTTACACCGATTCCTTCACACTCAAGACCCGTGACGGCGAGGACGCTCTAGGGGGTATTAACCTCGTAGTGGAGGGCTTGAAGCAAGCGGGCGTAACGTTACGCAATGGGCAGATTACGCTTTCCGCCAATAAGACCCGCATACAAGGCACGGACGGCACACCCTCAGCTATTTTCAATGCTGATGGCACAATCGATGCTCGGCACATCATTGCGCAAGGCACGGAGGACAGAATAGAATATGGTATTATCGATGGGCGTGCTAATCTTATCATCAAGGATAAGCAGGGCAACACGATGTTACTTTTGAACCGTAACGGCATTGTATTGCCAACGGATATTACGGCATACGCACAGCGCAAGGCTTTCACCATGACGGTCAATGACGCATCAGATGGCGTGTATGTTTCGGTGCTAATCAGCCTCACACTCTTTGTGCGCAATACGGGTTTTGAGCGCAGCACGTTCGGGAATAACATCCGTATCGAGGTGGACGTGCCAATCTTAGGTATAAAGGATTTGGTTGTTCCCGTTGGCGTGGTCGAAGCCGATGGACAGGGCAAGACGCTGAATGTGGACGAAACGGGCGAGATATTATATGTTGCCACGTGGGATAAGCAGTATAAGGTGGGCACGCCCATTCCCTTAACTCCCGAGTTCGAGTACAGGGTCTTGTGGCGCAACAAAGTGATAGATAAAGGTACGGGAGAAATAACGAGAATGCACGAGGGCAGTTGATTACGCTAGCTAAGAAAATGAGCAAATTTGCTCACAACGCTGACCAAATTTGCTCATACGTGTGACCAAATTTGCTCAAAACAACATATCGCACCACTCACAAACTAAAAGCCCCAAGGGCGGTGTTGAAAGGGGCATAAACAATTTAATTATGGACGCAATGTACAAATTTTTCAGTAAGCTCGCCAGCATTGGCAGCGACAAGTATCTGCACATGATTGCAGGATTAATCGTTTCGATGGTAGTATGCCGTGGGCTGCACGCCATTGATGCATGTTTATTATTATCGCTCGTACCAGCCTTCATTGTCATGTTTGGCAAGGAGAGCATGGATTATTACTTCCGCAAGGAGCAGTTCGATTGGCACGATGTCGTGGCAGGGATGACGGGAGCACTATTGGGTATAGGGCTCTATCTGTTGTAAGAAAGGAGGTGTATTCGTATGAACTATTTAGAACAATTCAAGTATATCATGGGGAGTATTGTTAGCGGCTTATTAAGCCTGTTCTTTCCTATTCGTGACTTCATGTACGCTATGCTCATTGTCTTTGTGCTCAATTACATCTTCGGATGGATAGCAGGAATGACGCACGGCGAGCATTGGGATTGGAAAAAGTCAATGGTTTTCTTTCGTCATTGTGCCCTCTTCTTTGTGATGACCGCAGCAGTGTTTGTGACGGGTCATTTCCTGCATAACGAGGAGGAGACGGTGGGCGTAGTAAAGGTGTTGTGCGGTGTGGCTATATGGTTTTACGGCACGAATATCGTCCGCAACTGGCGACAGATGCTCATCGAAGATACCACGATGTGGAAAGTGGCAGGGTTTATCTATTACGTCTTGACACTGAAGATGATTGATAAGATTCCTTACCTTAGCGAGTATCTCAAAACGGATCATGTAAAAGTCGATGATAACAAACCAAAGTTTGAATAACCATTTAACGATAAAGATATGACAGAAGAAGAAAAGAGTGGCATCGTCCACGAGGTGATAGAAACTATCAAAGGGCAGTCGCAGGACATCGCAGAACTCCCAGTATCAGATAATATTGAGGATTTCACCACCCTCCCAGCTGTTGGCAGAGATGGCAGGTTAAAAAAGTTCAGAGTTACTGATTTGAGGTCAGAGTTCGCAGGCAGTAGTAATATTGAGCTTGTGCAGGAAACAGGACAAAGCGAGGATAAGGCGATGTCACAGAAAGCAACTACCGCGGCTATTACTAAAGCTACAACTACCAATGACGGCAAGAACTTGCAGGAAGTCTATGAAGCCACAAAGTCTTTGACACGTACAGGACAGCCGTCAGCGACTATCGACATTGCGCAGGAACTTGGCGAAGCTGCTGATAAGCCTATCTCACAGAAAGCTGTATCAGCTGTTATTGCTGAGATTGAGAAGAAAGCTCGTGATAATGCAGAGGCTATTGCGTCTATGTCTGCAAGTGGTGGTGTGCCTATTGCGCAGGAGGCAGGCGATAGTGCAACCTCTGTTATGTCGCAGGCAGCTGTGACAAAAGCATTGAAGAATGTCAAGGCAACGACAGAAGATGGCAAAAGCTTAGAGGATGTTTATGGAATAGTCAAAGGGCTTTCCGAAAATTCTACCGATGCGTCTGCACTAAGAGAAGGACTTTTAGAAGAAGTATTCAAAGTAGCAGAGAGTGCTGTGACCATAAACAAGAGCAGTGAGGGATTGTATCTTTCTCTAAACAAAGCAGTCACAGAAAATGGGGTTCTTGTCGATAATAGTGGAACGCAGGTTCTTCTCGTAAGGGTTGCAGAAGGGGATAACATTCAGTTCTCAAGTGCTGGTTTCGCAAAGAGATATGGTTACGCATTCTATACTTCTGAAAGTGAAGATAGCTATATTTCTGGTACTTTCAAGACAGATACCTATAACACTGTTGCAAGTGGAAAAGTTTCTATCCCTAATGGTGCTAAGTATATGCGCCTTACGTGGGCTATTGCAGGATATGATTCTCAAAATATACTGACATATAAGCCTGTAGAAAGGGTAAAACAGCTTGTGACGAAGAGAATGCAGGAGGACGTTTCCGCCTTAAAGAGAAAGAATGATGCTATTAATGACAAACTGACAAAGAATAGCGAACAGCTGTCTGTTGATTCTAAGGAAAACATTACTCTTGTCCCATCGTTAGCTTGCGAGATAGCTTACGCAGGTAATGTAGGCGAGGTGATGAAGCGTCAGTATATGTCACGTAAAGATAGCTATGTTGGAATTGCGCTACAAGTCGTGGCTGGTGAGAAGTACATCGCAAGTGGTGTTGTAACCTATATACTTTCAACATCAGAGTATCGTGTGCTTGAGAAGAAAGATAATGTCGTCGCTGACAATCTTTTAATAGAAATTCCAGCAGATGCAGAAAATCTGTTTATCCATTTCAAGAAGTCAGAGAGTTATAGTCTTTATAAGCATGGCGAAAAGGCTTTAAAAGGCATTGTAACCGACTTAGCCAAGGCGGATAGCGATACAAAAGTTGTTGATTTGAATACAGCGCAATTTGTTAAAGGGTATAGGGTTTACGATAGAACATGGAAGAAACAGGATGATAGTTACATCGTAAATATAAGTGGATACTCTTCAGCAGAGGTAGTGACTGGTTTTAAAGATGTTGATTATGCTCTGTTACAATCGGATGACTATAATAGTGATGCATTGTTTGCTACTGGTGAGAATATATCAAAGAACATCTCCCCAAATACTACGAAAATTATCCTGTTCCCTTATGATGCAAAGTTCCTTGTGTTCACATCTAAAGGTGGAATGTCGAATACCTTGCCGCTTAAGGTGACATTAAGAAAGGTGGAAAAAGTTAAATACCCAAATGAGGTATCTTACAAGGATTGTGGTGACGTGCTTGTATTTGGTTCTTCTATCACGGAAGCTGCTCTTGCGCCTACCTCTTGGGCGTGGATTGAGCGACTAAACGACATGATAGACGCAGGTTTGATTAATCTTGGTATGAGCGGTTCGTCATTACAACACAATATAACAACCATACTATGTAATTCGTCAAAGACGTATAGCGTTGACAACGCACGTCAAGACACTGCGTTTCCTCTTCTTATGCGAACACCATTTGTGATGTGGAATAATGACGCAAACGGAACACCAATCGGGAAAAAGTATACAGAATTGCTTGAGAAAGCCTACTATGCTACTAAGGCCTTTGGAGCCAAGATGCTGATAGGTGGTGAGCCATGGCCAGACGGTGCGCTTGGTAAATGGAATACACGTGACTATGCCAAGAGGGCGTTTCTTGCTGCACATAAGGATGTCGCTGGTGTCGTAATGAGTAACTATGTAAAGGACCACTTTATCTATGAGGGGTATAAAGGTTTTTCAGATACTACTTTTCATCCGGGTTATCGCCTTCAGACCGCAATGATGTGTAGTTATGACTTCTTGAAGCTGTTACCACTCACTAAGAGTGTAAAAATGTATAAAGTACGTCCAACGTACTATAATGGTAACCCGACACTTGAGCAGCTTACTTATGACTCCACAGAGGAGCGTGTTAAGTATTTCCATGCTATCGGATGCGGCTCACAGAAAGGCGGTAATGAGGGCATCGGTTTGTCTACTGCACACGCAGATAACTCAGATTTCTATAGTGGTGAGGGGGTGTTTGACGTCCCTAATGGTGTCAATAGCCAATATGGCTTGTGCGAGATCGGAGAGCTGAAAAAGGGTCGTTCTGTGCCATTTAAGAATTGGGCATTGACAGAATTTATCCTTGATAAAGTGCGAATCGGACAAGGTACTTTTGAAGTTACTTCTGATGTGAAACCTGTTGCAGTGTATGTAGCTGTTACACTCGGTGGAAAGTCAGATGCAGCCCACCTCACATCTTGGAAGCAGGTATCATTCGACTACATAGATGGCGTTGTGAAATCTAAGATTGGAGCTGATGAAGATGATAGTCTTGATAATTTACAAGGAACTCACACGTCAAGATATATTCAGTTGTATGACAAGGTGCGTATTCTTGTTAAATTCGATGGAAACGCTAACTTAAGTAAGCCGCGCTTCTATGACTATGACGGAGAAACAAAGCAAGTTGATACTCGTTTATCAACATACAAGCCACGTCTTAATGGTGCAGAGTTAAGCGATAAAACATCTGTTGAGAGCGGTTGGAACTTGATAAACGCAACAGTGGAACAGTTCCCCGAAGCTATTAGAAGCTATCCGAAACGGTGGACGAAAAACGAGACTAATACGCACATTGAGCTACCATCTACGACATCTAAGATGGAAAAGACCATTTCTATTCCACGAGGAACGAGCAAAGTTGCTATCAAAGTGGAGTGTTGTATTTTCCCCAAAATTGCGACAACACGACCATTCAACGGACAGGATTACGTCTTTCCGTCTGGAAGCAAAGCAAACTATGGAGCTCTGACAGAGTCTGAAAAAGCGAAGTATATTAATACTGATTCTCCAACTATCAAGGAGTACGATTACGTGTGTCAAGACCTTGTGCTGACTGTTAATGAGTATCACGTACAGAAGCAGCCTGTACAAGTAGGGTGGCAAGAGCTTTACTTTGAAGTCGACCTTAACGGTGATGAGGAAAGTCTTGCACTCGCAATCAGTAAGGAGGTTAGCTGGGCTAATTCAGAATTACCGATGTTGGTATATAACGTATCGATACAGAAAGTGCGATAATTAGGATAATTAATATAATATGGCAGAACTGATTTTAATTTTAACACCTCTGTTAAATACTTTTAGTACATCAACTCAAATTGAATAATGGAAATAGTAACTATAGGAAACGAAAGCAGCGGGCACGTTGATGGGGTATTAAGAATCAACAGAAAGAGCGACTTCCCACTCGGCATTAAACTGGTGAGAGGTGGTGAAGTGGTAGTCTTTCCTGATTGCGACTTCACTGTTAAGGCGACCGCAGGCAGTGGATTTACCACATATAAGGCAGAGAGGAGGAATGGAGTATGTTCTAATTGTCAAGTCGCAGACAAACAACTGATAATATTCTTCGATAACCACAACTTAGGAAAAGGAAGAGTAAAGATTGAAGTGTCTATTGACTTTCCCGATGAGAATTTCTCAGACGGATTCAGACGAGAAACATTCACCGCCACTTCTAACATAGAACTCGTTGACGACAATGGCGATGCTCTCAAACTCGCTATGCCCGACCCTATCGTGATAGAGAAGGAAGTCATTAAAGAGAAGAAAAGTATCTTAGTTTGGCAGATATAGTAAACATAACAGAATGGGTGCTTATAATTTTATAAATGCTCTATAAATTTTTCATATAATAATTATAAGGAAATTATAAACTGATATTCAAATAGTTACATGGATATTTATAATTTGTTTATAAAAAGTTTATAAGAATTTTATAGAAATTATAAAGCATTTATTCACAAAGGAAATAGATTATGGCAAATTTTACAATAGGAGAGATGGTGCAGTCGGGCACTGCAACACGATTAGGGCTAGATAACACGCCTAGCCCACAAATTAGAGTTAACCTCACCGAGACCATGCGCTTACTGGAGTGCATACGGGCAGAGTGGGCAGAGTATTGCGAGCGCAAAGGCTTAGGCACACCAGCTTTGCGAGTGGGCAGCGGTTATCGTTCGCCAGCCGTCAACAAGGCAGTGGGAGGCGTTAAGAACTCAGCGCACATGTACGGATATGCAGCCGACCTTAACCCTGTCAATGGCAACGAGGATGAATTTGAGCGGTTCATGGCAAACGAATTTTCAAAGATGGGTTACGCTTATGACCAGATTATCATTGAGCGGTCGAAGACTTCACGATGGGTACATGTGGGTTATAAGCGCCCCGATGGTAAGCAGCGCAGAATGTGTTTTCACTTAAAGGTATAGTAATTATGGATGATAGACAACTAAGACAAGTACTCCATGCAATGGTAACTCTCATCGCCCTATTGACGATGTTAGCCATCTTCCTTTGCAGCTGTTCGCATAAGGTATATGTACCCGTTGAGAGCGTGCGCACCGATACGCTGTATCTTTCGCATCGTGATAGCGTACACGTCAAGGATAGCCTCGTTATGCACCACGTCATCAATACCCGTGACAGCGTGGCGATACATGATAGTGTGGTGATAGTGAAGAATGAGCAAGGCGAAGTCAAGGAGCGATTGATTGCGCGTTATCGTGACCGATGGCACGCCACACAGGATAACCTTTCCCTGCAACGGCAACTTGATAGATACCGATTAGAGAATGATAGCTTGAGAGAGGCGAATAGCGAGGTACACGATACTATTGTACCCGTTGAGAAGCAACTCACACGTTGGCAGCAAATCAAGATGGAAGTAGGCGGATGGGCTATTGGCGCAGTATCTATTGTCGTGATAGTCATTATCTCTTACATCATCGTGTGGCTCGTAAAGCGATACAGGTAAATGAAGTACATCAAGCTACATATCACCGAGAGCCGAACAACAGGCAACCGCTATTCGCAGGCTTCCGTTCGTGGCATAGAAGTTATAACTGGTTGTACAACCGGTTATAACTCCCCTGATTTACCTCCCAAACTCCTACAAGATATCATCTGTCATGCGCTATCATTGGCACACGGATTAGGGAGCAAAATAATTCTCCCTATTAGTGAGTTTAATAGATGAATAAATACCACTAACCGCTTGTATCTTTCACGCTAATTTACTATCTTTGCATACAGAAAAGAATTTCATGATTAATTTGGTTTTTAGTTATAGGTATTAAGGTTGTAATTCAGGTAAAACTGTAAAGTGTGTTTTTCATAGTATTAGATTTGCCCCTGCTGTCCGAGAGGATAACGGGGGATTTTCGTTAGGATATAAACAAAAAAGGGAGCACCTACTTGGCACTCCCTTTTGAAATTCTGTACTTTTGAATAACGATGTTTAATGGAACATTCATCAGATTGTTTGACCTTGCAAAGTGCATAAGGTCGTAAAAGTCTTGCTTGCTCATTGCTGTTTAAGTCTTATTTGTTCGCCAATGATGGCATGGTTAAATGTTTCTTTGTTTACTTTCACTCTGTGCGTCTTCACGCTGTCTTTGACATATAAGATGAAACTTCTCGGAACGGAGCGGAACTCGAAAGGAAGTACACCTTTGTCAATGTGTTCTATTGCGTATTCTGTTTCGCCCTTTGCTATAACAACTCCCCTAATGACTTGTCGTTTGCATGATGTGGCGAACACGATGGCAGATAGGGCTATTAATAATGTAATCATTCTCATGCTATTTGCTTTTTTGGTAAACCTAATTCCTTTGCGAACTCCCGAAGTTTTGTCAGTCCACAACCGATTGTATCAGCGAGTTCACGATTTGTTTTTGTAAGATAATTCTCTTTGAGATAAGCCACCTGCGCTTCTGAAAGAACCATCTTGTTATGTTCCTGTCGATCATATTGCAGAATAGCTTTGTCGGCTATAAGTTTTTCCTTTGGGTTAAGGCTAAGCGCCTCTTCGCTACTGGCTTGAAGATTCTGCTCGGATATAAGTTTTGTTTCGATAATATCAAATGCTAATCGGCAATCTTTATCCTTGTTAAGGTCGATTCCTCTGCAATCGTCACAGATAGTATCTTCAACTATTTGCCACGCTTGCCGAACAGGATGCAGACGTGCTTTCTCAAATGTCTTCACAAGATTGATAGGAGAACATGGCGGCCACGCTTTGAAGAATTTATCGAATAACTCAACGGAGTAGTTAATCATTTCGTAAGCTGTCAGAATATGCGATTTCAGTTCGCTATCTGCTATTTTATTCCTATCAAGCACCCGTTTGATGGACTGACGCAGGATAAAGATATGTGGCTTTAATCGTTCGTTCACACTATCGAGGAAGTCCATATAAAGCTGCCGTCTATCATGCTCTTCCGAACGCATATCAGCCATATTTGCCTTGTCGAACACTTCGTAACGGCTCAATGCGTCCTTACACGCTTTCTTTACTCTCTGCCGATAAAGATTTGTTTTCTTAATCTCATTAATAGCGTCAAGCATGGTGCTGTGTGCAACATCATTCGTTCCGCCCACGATGACATGAAACCATGAAGAAATAGTATTGTACATTTCTTGCTGGCTATTCTCATCAAGAGAAAACGACTTGACAAATTCCTTTGGATTTAATAAACCTTGTTTAAAACTATTCATAGCGATACTTCCCAATATGATTAACACTTTCAGCAGCCGTACTCCCATACACTTGCCATTTACCTGAAGCATATTGACAAATATGGTCGCCAAGAGATAGCGTTGTGCGTCCCTCTGTGGATTCTCGATACAGGGAGGCAACAGGCTTATTGTCCTTATCCTTCGCAATACCACTTATGCACGGGAGGTTAAATATATCATCAATATTCTTCCCATCAAAATGAATATCTAGAACTACTCTCATATTATTCTTTATCATTATAATTTAAAATAAGATTAATACACACGCACAAAGGGGTTACTTCTTCTTCACGCCCCATTGTTCAAATATTTCATTCTCCACATCCTTATAAGGTCTGTTATCATGGTCAGCGTCAAGCCGTGCAATTTCTCTTAGCCGTGCGTGTAGGCAACGTGGGAAAAATTTGCCATTGATATTTGATGCTTGATTTACAAGTTCTGCTCGTCTTTTTGTATAATAAATGCCCATTTCTTTTATCTGATGATTAGCTGGAGTGACATACACCACTCACGTTTACGAGTGGTGCGTGCCACAAATATATATCCTATGATGTATTCCCCTCTCTACTCTCCTATCTCCTCGTGGTACTTCTTCAACGTTTCTTTCACACGCTTTACAGCCTCTTCGGCTTGATCTTGGGTGTGAAAGTAGTTAAGCGCATTGTAGAGTGTGTTATCGTCCTCATCATTATCATCTCTATACGCTTTAACTTTGACATCCTCTCCTATCATAAAGTATTCTTCGCCTTCTTTTGCTCTCCACCTAATCTTCTCCACTCGCTTCTCTTCTGCATTCCACTTTAATCCTTCCTTTTTCATTTTATCGAAGAGGAGTTGCTTTTCTTCGTCGGTGGCAAGACGTGCATCTTCTTTATACCCACAGAAAGACAAGCTATCTTTTGTGAATACATCAATAACATAGTCGTCAGTAAGGCATACATAGTAGCCGTTTTTGTTATCTTTTTGTTTTAATTCGTCTTCTTTGAAAATAAAGACTACCTTATTATCAAACACTGAGGTTAGCACATCCCCGTCTTTAAAATCTTGTACTTTCTCAAATACTACACTTCCGTCCTTAACGATTGCTTTGCAACCCTCGGGAATGGTGATTGTATCACCGCATTGAAAATCTACTTTCATAATTTTTCTACTTATTAATTTGTTTTGACAACGAATTGAAGATTTGTGCAAATTTCTTGTACTGTGCCTTATCTTGGATAGCGTGCGTGTACTTGTGCGCTATCTGCTTCTTTTTGAAATCGTATATAAGGCGTGCCTTATCGACACCTTCCACAAAGAAGATATGCGGATATTTGCCCCATTGACGTAACGTTCCATTGTTGATTAGCGAAACTATTTCGTCAGGCAACAACAATGAAACTCTCTTTGTTCCGTTGGCTTTGTTCTCTTCTCGCTCGATAGCTCGTTTCGTCTTCTCGATTTCTTTCTGTATATTTTCCAAGGCTACGTTTTGTTTATCCCATCGCCTCATTGTGGTGACCCCGCATTTCTTGTCATTCAGAGGTTGCCCATTCGCTTGTTTCACATCAGCAAAATATTTCGATAGTCTTGCGTTGAACATCTCCTCTTTCTTTTGCAAGGAGGCTTTTAAAATCTCTATTCTATTCATCTTTTTATGTCAATCTACTAATTCAAAACTATACGTAACCACCCACGGGTTACTCTCCCACGTCCGCCCACCGATGATTTTATACATAAGCGACGCAAAGGCTCTGCGTGGGGTTGAGTTATATATGGGCTCTATGCGCCTATTTCCGTTACGTATATATGCCTTATTGTAACAGAACATACAACCACCTGCAAAAGATTCCTTTCTAATCCCCTCTCGCATAATATCATCATCTGATATATCTTGTAGTCGTTCTACCTTAACATCTGTAATCTTAATGTGATGTTTCATGTACTGACTTTCTACAAAAAGTTTATTATTCCAACCAGCCGATTCTGTCATGTCAAAAAACGGATTAAACTTAACTCGGACATCATCATGGCTGTACAACTCCTTGTATGATTGCGCTATCGCAACAACTTCACCAACCCCATAACGTGGATAGTTTTCTTTTGGAAGATTATAGATTCTCCCAACGTAATCAAAGAGCCATTTACCATTATCAAAAAAGACTTTTGACGGATATACTCGGATTAGTTTACCATCGACCTTTTTATCTAATGTCAGGGTGAATTTTCGCCTTGTCATCGTTTTTGTCCCATTAAGCACCGCCTGCGTGAGGCAATACTTGTCATTAAACATTATCTTCTTAGTCATACGCTTCTAATATTTTAGCTTTAATCTTTTTTGCGTTTGCAAATGAGCCTCGCCAAGGCAAGCATCCATCATACACCGTAGCCACAAGAAGTGACTACAAATGCTAACACTGATAATAAAATTAGTTTCTTAATCATAATTCTTCAATTTCAAATTCTGTTTTAGGAACTCTACATATCAAGTATAAATCATCAGGCTTTAGAGTAGGAAAGAACTTCCCATACTCCTTATAAAGTCTGCCTTGTTCATTAAGTGAAATAAATACGAATGTATCTTTCCCTCTTAATACATTGTTCTTTGTCAGATAAACCTTACCTGTCTTTGACAAGTTATTTCCGTTGCTTGTGGGTTGATAATATAACCCACTCGCTTTATGTTTAATTCTGTATGCTTTCATAATCCTAATGCTTGTTTAATTCGTTTTTGGTAGTCCTCGTTTGCTGCCTGCTTAGCTGCGGTAAGAGACGTGTAAGAAGCAAAATGCCTATAATTACAGGCTACGCGAAACTCGGAATCTCTTAATATTATTAAATAGTATGCCCCCTGTGCGTATGCTTCGAAGAAATATTTATCTCTACAAATTTCCTCCCTCCACTCCAATTCAGGTAAACTCTCCACCACGCTTTCACGCCCTGCGTTGAAAGCTGCCTTGATGTCATTTTCTTGAAACAAAGGCATATTAGGAAACTTGCCATCTTTAAAGTAGATAGCGCCCTCCTTTGCCTTAATGAGATATTATTCTGCTAAATCTTTGTAATTCATAAATAATCCTTTATTCTTCCGTCTTTACATTTTGGGCACGAGTACCACTTCTTATCAACCTCTATACCGTTGTGCCATATAGGCATATAGTATCCACCCCTTCCATAGCAATGGGGACATAAATATCTTTTCATTTATTTACCTCCTGTTTGATTCACCCGTTATCGTTACTCTTCTTGTGATAGCGTGAAGCCTATCGACAACCCTATCGCCATATTTCATTTTCAAATGCTCTTCGTCTAAGTTGGTAGAGAACATCAGCAATTTGCCGTCACGCTCTGCTAAATCAACCAACTCTGCAAATGGCACTCGTTTGTTTCCGTAGATGTTTGAAACGTCCTCCGTTCCTACATCGTCAATGTAGATAATATGGCTTCGGATAATCTCATCGGGTGACTTGTTGAGTTCGTTTGCCGTGCATATCGTTACCACCTTTCTGCAATAGTGATTAAGAAGTAAAGGGATGATCCTCATACCGATGAGTGATTTACCAACACCGCAATTACCAACGAGCATTAAGCCTTTGCCTTTGTTATCAGTTAACCACTGAGCTATCTTCTCATAGTCAGCGTTCCACTTTGCAGTATCACCACAGAAATACTTTAAGCCTCCTTTAAGGTGCGTTCCTGCATTTGGTACACTGATTTGCACCTTATCGGGCAACGGCTTATACGTTGTATCTCGTAACCGCTCGATGGCGGCCTTGAAGTCTATCTGTTCCATTTACCAATCGCTGTCTTTGTCGTAATTCATTTCGGATGATTTGAGGGCGGTGGTACTCTTTGGCACTTTCTCCCTGCTTGCCCACGTCTGCAATCGCTTTGACGTTTCCCACGTCTTTTCAAGTTCAAAGCGCATCTTAGTTCCCGACTTATTCCTTTCAGTCCAATAGTTAAAGAAAGCACGTATCATCGTTGGCTCATAAGTGCCACCTCGTGAAGAAACAAAAGGAATAAGGCTCTTTTCAAATGCTTTCTCACGTTCTTTACATTTCGCCTGTAAGGATGTTAAAACCTGCTTTGATTGTTCATTAGATTTCTTCTTTCCAAAGCGATAATCATCACACCTATTCACGACAAAGAATGTCCCTTTCGGGTTGGCAATTGTATCTATATCTCCTTTATTAGCAAGAGATGATAAGACGTTCCTGCACGTTTGTAGGGACAATCCGCAATCATTTGCAAGGCTTCGATAACTCGTGCGTGAAATGCCGTCATCGTCAGCCCCCACGATTAGCCGTAACATTACAAGCTGCTCGTGGGGGGAATATCGAATGGTAAACTTATCATCAAGTTTTATCATACTGCGTCAAACAATGACTTTTGAGAAACGTCACACTCTGCCTTTTTGCAATTCTTCACCGCCTCCGCAAAGTAGCTATCTTTCAATTCAAATCCTATGCCCTTACGATTTAATAGGATAGATTGATATACCTCTGAACCAATACCTAAGAAAGGAGTTAATACTGTATCTCCTTCATTGCTCCAAAGGGTAACTGCTCGCTTGATTGTGTCAAGTTGTAAAGGACATACGTGTTTTTCATCATTGCTTTCACGCCCTGCCGTTGCATTAAGCGTATTTGAATAGTCAATATCCATCCATACAGGCGATGCGTATTTCTGCCAAGTGTCGACATCAATACCGCAATGTATTGGGTGGTCGTGTTCTCCCTCTTTTCTGAAAACAAGGAGATAATCGGGGATACCCACACGGCTCATTGCACTATCTTTCTTCACTTGCTTATGAAGCAATCCAAGAGCCTTTGTACGTTGCATCTCTGTTACGGGGTTTTTCCAAATAGTGACACGTGAATGATAGACAAACCCTGCATCTTGAAATGCTTTGAGTATCATTCCCGAGAAGTCACGAAGCCCGATATAACCCTCTTTGCCTTTCTGAATAGGTAAGTCCATACAATGAACGGCTATATTACGACCACTCCAAAGGACACGATACAACTCCTTTACAAGAAAGTTGAAAGCGATAAAGAACTCTTTGTAATCCTTCGAGTTTCCCATATCCTCCAACTTGTCAGAATATGTATAAAGTTCTGCAAATGGTGGTGAGAATATGGAAAATCCTACACTCTCATCAGGAATATCCTTTATGAGTTGTACACAATCGCCAAGACGAATATCACACTTGTCTGATTTGTAATTCTTATCTGTTTCCATTTTGGTCAGCTTAATTAAATTCTTAACATTTCGGTTTGTTGCTTCACTCATCTTCTTTTGCATATTGAGGAAAGCGTTTTGTTTCTCAATGATTGATTTTCTGACGTTCTGCATGGTATCGGTGACTATGAGGAAGATATTAACTTCATGGTTCTGTCCGAATCGATACGAACGTCTGATGCCTTGATAGGTGGCTTCAAAGGAGAAATCAAGCGATGCGAATACCTGATTGTGGCAATTTTGATAGTTAAGTCCATATTGCGCAATCTTTAGCTTAGTAATAAGAACTCTAAACTTATTATCAGCAAAGCCGAGCAAGTTTTCTTTTTTGAATTGCTTTGTGTCACTACCTTTCACCTCTATCGCATCAGGGATGAGTGAACGTAGTATCTTGCCCTCGTCGTCATGACCAATCCACACGATGAATTGCTCATCTGAATTGTTAACCAATTCTGCAACTTTTTCCATTCGTTCCTTTTGAGTGGCTTTTAACTCTTTGTGAAACGTAGTAGCAGACACAGCAATATCGTTGAAAAGCATTCCATTATCTCGCTTTTCTGTTTCAATAAATACTTCTTCAATGTTGAGATTAGGAAGAATGTATTTAGAGCCGTCAAAACCAATATCAGAAGGAGAAGTTAACATCACCGCCCATGTTGATACAAAGTCCCAAAAAGAACGCTCAGCGTGACCTTTTAATCGCCAAGAGGATGTATTGCCACCGTCATGAACAAAGTACATTGCAAGCATTTCATTACGTGTCATCACATTAAGAAACTCAGCATGGTTGCATAACTCCATAGTGTCATTTGGTGACGGTGTAGCCGTACAACATAACTTATAGGGTGTTTCGTTGAAATCATCTACAAGCTGCTGCTTTGTCTTGCCATTGAAGTTCTTTAAGATAGAACTTTCATCAAGCACCACGCCACCGAACATATACGCATCAATGTTTTCTAAGTTATCGTAATTTGTGATATATATGCCTGCTTTTAAGTCTTGGTCAAACACCGTTAGACTAATTTCAGAAACGTTATATCCAAACTTTGCACCCTCTTTAATCGTCTGGTGAATGACGCCCAAAGGAGCAAGAATAAGTACAGGCTTATTCGTGTGTTCTAAAACGTGCTTTGCCCATTCTAACTGTTGGAGTGTTTTACCAAGTCCGCAATCCTCGAATAATGCGTATTTGCCAGCCGATAGGGCTTTCTTTACGCAGTACTTTTGAAAGTCAAACAAAATGGGGTTTAAGTCTTTATCATCGACATTAAACCCCGATTTCTGTATCTTTACTTGTTTTGTTTTAAGAAAATCTAAGTATTCCATTATCAATTAAATATCACATTCGTTAATTGTTTGCCATTACTAAGCACTGCCCATTTGCCTTTGCCGTTGGTGTCTGTCAGCTTCAAATCTTCGACCTTGCCGAAGCGATTGATGTTCCCGCAAAGGTCTACAAACCACGCTTGCTTGTCTTTGTAAGGTCGTATCTCTCTACCTACTATCTGATAGTACATGGCAAGCGACATCGTAGGGCGTGCCATAACCACCGTATCAAGCTCAGGATAATCAAAGCCAGTTGTCAATACTCCTACATTCACAACAACCTTTATTTTACCGCTCTTAAAGTCATTCAAGATGCGTTCACGCTCTGCTTTTGGTGTCGTTCCCGATACCATTTCGCAGCAATCAATGCTTTGCGTCAGCCGTTCTGCCTCTTTCAGAAAGCGGGTAAAGACTAATATGCCCTTCCTCTCTCCGCCACGCTTTGGGCAAAGCAAGCGTTTCACTATACTGACTAAATAGCCGTAGAAGTCAATTCTGTTATATTCTGCTTCTACTGATTTATCCGTATAGTCAGCACCCGTTGAGTTCGCTTGCAGATTATTCTCATCCCACCCTAATGGGTTCATTTGGAAGTAATCTATCTTTGAAAGGAAACCCATATCAAGTAAGGTTGAAATCTGCACTTGATAGATGACCTTTGAGAATATCAAAGGACGGGTACGAGTAAGGAACTTTAGCATTGCGCCAAAGCTGCTTGAACTTAGTCTGTAAGGAGTCGCGGTAAGCCCTAATACCTTGCACCCCGTAGCGTGGATAAATTCTTCATACATACCACCCTTTGCATTAACAAAGTGGCACTCATCTATGATTACGTTATTGAAATGCTGAAAGTCATCTGTGTGTCTTATCACGCTGCCTATCGTTGCAAAGGTGATACGGCTTATATTCTTTGAATTGAATGAAGCCGAGTAAACAGAGCAGTCAAGCACACCATAGGAGCATAGTTTCTTATAGTTCTGTTCAAGTATCTCTTTTGACGGCTGAAAGACAAGCGTATGCCCTTGCAGTCTGTTAGCGATGTCAGCTATCACAAGCGATTTACCGCTACCCGTAGGCAACACCATGATCGCGTTATACTTTGCTTTCTTGTCATTAAAAAAGGCTACCGCTGTATCGGAAGCCTTTTGTTGGTAGTCACGAAGTTTATACATCATATCCTTATCCCTTTCTCATCACTCAATTTCTTTACTAATATTGAGTAGTATTTTATCAATTCTTCCAGTTCAAAGCAAGACCACTTCTTTGTGCTGCGTGCCTTGACTTCTAATAATTGAAACCGCTGCATTCCTATCTTTCGGATAAGGTTCTCACGATACCCGATAAGGTGGTCGGCTGAAAATCTGTTACAAAATCTACATTCGCTATTGCAATTCTCCTCTTCGAAGCGAGTAGACATGTGTCTTCTCGAATGATAATGCCCGCAGTCGGATTGGTCGAAGGGCTTTATCTTTCCGCACGATATGCAACGGAACGTGCCGTTAGGGAAAGCGTCTCGCAATCTAATGTACTGACTAAATACCTTATCCAGTTTCTTTACCAAAGTAGCTTGGCTTGCTTGCCGTTTCTTTGGCTTGTCTGATTTTTTTTTAATATAGTATGGCATAATTAAAACTAATATTAAACACCTTTCCAAACAAGTTTTAACGGCTTGTGAGTAATATCGAAAACCCGATGCTGCAACTCGTGGACATAATTACAATTAATGAACGCATAAGGCTGATTATTCGTACCTGCATTCCAATAGTTGCGTTCATCGTTGAACGCTATTCCTAATTCGTTCCCATCATTCGGGTGTGTAAGGCTTGTCCCGATTATTTCTTTTCTAAAATCGAAACCAACAAGCACATTCTCGTTGATTTCGATAGGGGCAACATCTTTTATATCGGCTTCCCAAACGTCACCATCGTTTCCATCAAAGTCAAGGTAAACGTGTCCACTTTCAAAGATTGCTGACACATACATGGGCATTGAAGGCTTACCCGTTATATCGTTAATTTCTTGCACCCAATCACCTACTTGTAAGTCTTGGAGCTGTAAATGATTATTATACATAATTATAAAATTTAGTCAATGTAGGCGGACTCGAACCACCACCAACAGAATCAAAATCTGTTGTGCTACCATTACACCATACATCGAAATGCCCCACAGCGGTGGGGCTGTTAAATAAAACTATTAACGTGATTATGAAACTAAGAAACAATGTGCTTTGGGCAGGATTCGAACCTGCATCGCAAGATTCTCCAATCTCGAAACCCTTTATTGTTTAACGTAGAGGTTGGACATACTCTATTGCAGTTAAATTGTGTCTACCAATTCCACCACCAAAGCAGGCGTGGGGACGCTTCCCCACTTGTTGAACTCTTTTTATTTAGTTTTCTCAAATACGTCCATTATAGGTGTTTCTGAAATAGAAACCACCTCGTAATCAATCATTGTTTTAGCCATTACGTTTTTTACGTATTGACGAGCCTTGTCAAGACTTTCAGCCTGAACAAGATAGACAACGTTGGAACGTTTTTCTTTCTCTGTCTTTTCATCAATGGTAATGAATGCAAGTTTTGCTTTATACCATCTGTCATCGCTGTCGGCATCGCTGAAGAAAATCTCACCATAAGGAGCACGAGTAATCGCTTTCACGTCAAATTCGTCGCTGATATAGTGCGACATTTCTTCTGTTATGAAACTCTCTGCTTCTGAAAAGCTGAGCGCTTCTACTGCGTAAACCTCTGTAACCTTTTTGCTCCGACCATCTTCCATAGTCTTGTCGTAGCGTATCTTGGTTTCAAACCAAGAAGTTGTTTTGTTTCTCATTGCTAAAATTGTTTATAAAAATTCTTTGTTTCGTTCTACCTGCGCATTTTTAATATGTTCTCAAACACTGTCTGATATTGAATGTGACTTGCACAATGAGGTATCAGTAAAGACTTTCGCCTCAATTTTTCAAGTTGTTTTTTATCTGCTTCATCAAAAAAATACCTGATAGCCCTTACAAATGGTTTCGACTTCCAAAACGGCAACCTTCTAAACTCTGGACTTAAATAGTAATCAGCTAACTCATCGCAATACTCACATTTTTCAAAACTAAAATTTTCATCTCTTACCTTTGTTGTTTCAAAAGGCTTTGCTGGAAAAAGCAAAACAGCGAATGATAATTGTATCTTATATTTGTCGATATAGTCTTTTAACTCTTTATAAAAGCCTCCAACTTTCTTAACATTATATTGAAAAAACTCCTCGTTTCTCCATTGCGATTGACATTTATTAAGGACTATCATCGCACGGTCAACATCTTTAACATGCATTATAATGAAATAGATTGGCAAGCCTAACTGTTTACACGCATCAAATCTATGCTGCCCGTCAATTATTCTAAAATCCTCGCTCACGATTATTGGTGAGTACTTTGTTAAATCAAGTTCCTTAATAGACTTTACAAGTGCATTCGTCTTGACAACATTTCTATTTGTTTCTAACTTCTTGAAGATTGAGTAATCCGTTGTTTTATTAATTTCCATTATATAAATTCTTTATTTCGTTCTATTTCTACCTCCATAAGCCTTACAGAATAGTAGTCATCGCTGCTTGGGATATATAAACTAAATTCGGTTGAACACCAATTGCGCCACCTATCAATAGCCAAACTCATTTCGCTAATATCGAGGTCTGCACTACTTCTTAGGTATTTAACTTTCCCAAGAAATTTATCTTCCTTTTCCCTTATAAAAATATCAGGGTTAACAAGCTTCTTGAAATATTGTTGTTTTGCCCAAACAAGCGTGCAGCCATATTGACTTGCGAAATATGCTATAGCCAAATGACAATAGTTATTTTGGCTTAGGGTTCTGCGCGGTTTTTTCTCTGCTAACTCAACAATACTCCCCGACTCGGCCAACTTCTTAGCACGAAGCAGGAAATTGGCCTTGTCAAGAGGATTAGATGTGTCATACAGCATCAGAACGGCATATCGTTATCTTGTGATTGTGGTGTCTGCGTAGATGCATTCTGTACGTGCCTACGTTCCACCTTATAACCTCGAATACGAGTAAAGAAGCGTGTCTGTCCGTCTTTCTCATACTTCGTGCCTTGAAGGTCAAAGGAGATTGTTACAATTTCGCCAACAGAGAAATGGTCAAGTTCTGCACACTTGTCTCCACCAAACTCAAAAGATGGGTAGTTCTCATACCCACGCTCACCTGTGTAAGGGTCGAATTTAGTTGCGTCAAGCACAATTTCACGTTTATTGTACGTCTTACTTCCATCTTTTGATGGAATAGACTCGGTGTTCCCAATCACCACGATTTTGCCTGTAATTTGATTTGCCATAATTATCTAATTTGTAATGATTCTGAAAGTTTTGTTGTTTTCACACATGCTGCATATACTTCGGGATATTCGTCCTTGAGTTTCTTCTTGTCTATATCCTCACGGGTGCTTGCTGCCTTGCGTGATAGCGTGATGTGTTCGCCCTTGTAGGTTTTCACATCGTTATCTTGCATGAGTTTTAATAGCCCTTGCGAAAGAGCTTTCTTCTGTGCCTCAAGCTCTTTTATCTGCTGTACGAGCGTATATACCGCCTTTTCTGCCTGCTTGATTTCAGACGGCATACTGTCCGCCTTGCCTGTTGGGGTGTTGAATTTGCACCCCTTAACCTCGCATTGCAGTAAGTCCTTAATGGTGTCGGATTCGACACGTTTTACTTCTGCGAACTCCGACTTGTCATCACGTAGCCAAAGCGCATAGAGCTTGCTTACCCTTAGCTCGGGGTTTTGCAGCTCAAAGAGATAGACGTATATGCTTAACTGCCATCGCACGTACTCTTTGTCAAGCGTGTAAGTCGTCTTGAGGTCAGCAAGGATAACATCTTCGCCCTTGCATAACACGAGGTCTATTGCGCTCGCAAAGTGTTCTTTATCCGTTACGATATACTCGTTTGCAAGCGTTGTGAGTTCATTCTCTCGCTTGATACGCTTGTAACTCTCAAGCTCGGGAGTGGTGTCTTTTGGTTCAAAACCTGCATCGAATAACTCGATACTCTCATGCACCATCGTACCACGTTCGGCAGCTCTGTCAAGAATCCACTGCGGAATGTCCTTGTACATGTCGGGGAATAGCTGGGACTTAATCATCCCAGTTATCCCCTTTAATGCTATCCCATTCAGTGAATACGTGTGCTCTTCTTGATTGAATGCCACTTGGCTCTCTACTAATTTTATCATTTCAGTTCTTTTTTGCGTGCGCTCATTGCGCCTTTGAATATTGCGTTACTTTGATACGTATAGCAATCGTCCCATATCTGTTTTAATTCATCTGTGCTTCTTGCAGCCTTGATATTTGCAAGTATTGCCTCAAGATTAGGGTCGGTTGACTGCGTAGGAAGAGAACCATTCGCAGCCTGCTCGTTAATAGCGTACTTCGTGCCGAGGTCTGCACCTTTTGCAAAGTACACGTCAGCTGCCACGCCAATAGACTTCATTGCAACAGAAAGGGCATCCGTTAGAGCCATCTTGTACACTTCGTCAGAAACGTATGCGCCATTTCTTTCCATAGCCACGAATGAAGCCCCACCCGTGCCGGGGATAGCATCGCTCCATTCGCCATCAACCTTTATAAACATATTGATGTTACAAAACCCTTTGATTTCGTTGCCGTATGTTTCTGTCCATTGCTTGGTTATCTCGTATTTCCAACCGACACCGCAAACGCCAAATGTATCAGTCATTGCAAGAATACGCCATACGGGATTAACATCAGACATGCCCTTTAACCTACCTGCGTTTATCTGCTTTAACGCATTATCAGGTACTTTGCGAACCTTATTGAATATGGATAAATTAGGATTATCCATAAAATCATTATTCTTTTCTTCTTTCATAATCACTTAGTTCATTAGTTGTCATTAGTCTATTTAACCGCATGGTCGCAAAGGCTTTCTGTATCTCTACCTTTGAGTAATACAAAGGGGAGTTTACAGCAGCACCCTTGCGAGCGTGAATCAACCCCTGTTTCTCCAATTCGTGAAACGCCTTAAAGTCTATCTTTCTAAATTTAAGCCATTTCCTTACCTCCGCCTGCCTTAACTTGTCTTGCGGTGGGTCATAGTCTTTGACAGCAGCGTTATAACCCACACGGACAAAGTCGGCAATGATACCGCCTATATCTATAATGTCCATAGGCTAATACCTTTGAATGATAGTTATATACCCTGCCTTTTCTTTCTTTGTGGTTGCAAACTTGTTGTTCATAGGGTCGCACCCTGCATAGCGGTTCTGCCGTGTACACTCCGTGCATACGCTATTAGCCGTGTAGTGGGTCAACGGCACATGTAACTTGTTACCTTTGCCGATATGCTTAAACAGCCCCGTAATACTATACTGCCTATCCTTTAATGTTCTTTCCATATTCTTTTTTTTGTTTCGTGGGCATTGAGGAATCGAACCCCACTCACCTACCATAGATGCCCTTAAATTAAAACCTCACTATTCTCACGAACCATGAGGACGAAGACTAAAACTTTAATATAAAACTATTAACATAACTTGCCATTCAGCTCTGCGAATATATCGTTGAAAGAAAACGGCTTTGCCCTCTCTGCTTGATTGTGGAGCTCTTCGCCGTGTTCTTCGGACAGCCTGCGCAACTCTTGCAGGCAACCCATAATACTTTTACCACTCATTGTACTCTTCTTTTAATTGGTTATACACTTCTTTGAAACACCCTCTCGCTTGCCAAATGTAATTGGCAACAGCAGCGGCGCAAGCTATTGCACCAACTGCCATTAATACCTGTATCACCATTTTAATTTGCTTTCTATTGCATCATATATCTCATTCTCATCAATGTTAACAGGTATCTCATTATCATCATACACCTGTATCTTCAAATTAACATCAACGGATGTAACCACAAATGCACCTGTGCCATTCATATAACCACACGTGTAATCATCTTCTGTATAGCCATTCACGCACACATACCCCTCAACATTAGCATAAGGGCTATACTCGTTATCATCATCTAATACTACGCACTCATTGATATGCTCATCGCCATTGCGACCACAATCAACCACGTAATCGATTATCTTTTCTTTCAAGAGTTCTAATTCATTCTGTTTCATAACTCGTTCAGTTTTTAGTTCTATAATGTTTTAGCCTTTTCTTAGTTCATTTAGTTTCGGTATCTAAACCTTGTACGCACGCCCTAATCGAATAGTAGCAACATATCTCATTGCAGCGTGCGTTATATATTCATTCAGCGAGACAGACCCCTAACCTGCCTACTCTCTTACGTATAGAGGTATTTCGTAGCGTCATTCACGTTCTATATTTACTTCTGCCATCTGCAAGGTCATGGATTGTTAGTCTCTCTTGCAGCCTTTCATTTTCAATATCTTTTTGTGTCAATAGTTCAAAAATCACTGTAAACACTTGCTTTTCTCAACTAAAAGGTTTACCTTTGCCGTTGTACTTAATTGTTTACGTTTGCAAAGATAGTTCTTTTGAACTTACCAACCAAATTCTGAACTAAATAAATAGTTCTTTTAACTAATATTTAAGATTAAGAAAGGTTTATTTACAAAATGCACCTTATATATAAAAAAGAGCATATCAAATATGCTCATTCTTTGAAATACTGATACAACCGATTTCTAATGGTTACTGAACTTATTAACGAAGTAAATTTGACCTTTACCCGTTACTTTCGTTGTGATAGTCGTGTGCAGTACCCCATTGTTACCACTTCGCACACCTTTTTTGAGTTCAAACAAGCCCATATCAACGTACTTCTGATTAGGGATGTTATAGCGTTCTCCTTTCGTGCCGAGATAGCCGTTATCACGCATCCATTGGAATAACCTCTTTTCTCCCATCGGAGTGCCGTTCTGATTGATTAGCTTTGCGAGTTCGCCAATCAAGCAGGAAGAAACAGAACCGCTGACCGCTTTAGTAAAGGTGATAGCAGGTTGAGCGGCTTTTACAGATTGTTCCGCCTCAATACGCTTCTGCCTTTCGTCCTTGAGAGCCGTGGCGAGCTGGATAAGATAGTCGGGGTCAGTTAGTGTGCGTTCTATAATATTATCGGTCATATACGCACCATGTTTGCGGATTGACGGCAACACATCTCCACATACCCAATCTTGGAAGGATTCTGCCTGCGGCTTATCGGATCGCATAATAACCTTATATAGGTTTTGCTCGTTCACAAATATAGCCGTCTGTTGTCTACCCATACTATCGATGACCCCAATGCGATTGACCCCATCGGATTTCAATCTTGAAGTAACACCATCAACACGGAGTTCCAACACCCTACACACATCAGCAAGGCAAAATAATGGATTATCCGTTGTTCCCGCTGTCCTTACTTTCCCAAATTGTGAGTTTTCAAAAATCTTAATTTCATTCATAAAAAATTGCGACCAAACTATAATAATAAATAATTAAACTGCTAATGGAGGAGGGAGGGAGTAAGGCAGAGTTCCCCTTACCCACCAACTATTAATGATTGGTGTCGGGGACTTGCCTTTGCTCTGCTGAATGTTATCAGTCGGTCACTCGGCACACTTCAAAGGAATAATCTCTGTAAGTGTCGTATGGCTTCTCGGTATTATCACCGCCTGCACGCATCCATACTCAAGTCCTGCGCCTTTCTCCATGCACCCTTTTGAGAAAGTAAATAAGACCACGCCAAGGTGTATTTAGCCGTCAAACGTGGAATAAAAGAGGTCGGTTGTATATAAACAAAAACCTCTGCAAGTGTGCAGTCTTACAGAGGTTAAATATCTAAACTCCCAAATGGGAAAATTTAGCAATGTCTTTCCGCATTCTGCACAAATGCGGTTACAAAGATAGTTCTTTTGAACTTACCAAACAAGAAAAGTAAAACAAATAATAGTTCTTTTAACAAATAAAAACATTTAAACATGGAGAATAAGAATATTGTAATGAGGATTAAAATACTCATTGAACATGAGAATGTATCTCCATCTAAGTTTGCAAAGATGATTGATTTCAATCAGTCTAATTTGTCTAAAATACTCAATGGAGATAGGAATGTAGCACCAAATTTAATAAATGCTATTTGTGATAATCTTAATGTTTCGTATAAATGGCTTGTAAATGGTGAAGGCTCTATGTTCCTTACAGAATCGAGCGATGCACAGCCGATAAAGACATACATCAATGATGAATTGATAGAAGTGCCGATATTGGACGCTGATGCTGCTGCTACGTTCATAGAAAATATGTACGACCAGCACTATAACGTTGACAAATACGGAGTAATGCAAGAAGAAGGAGAAGATTTGAATAGTGGAGAATATGTAGTGTTTAAAGTTGTAGGAGAAAGTATGGTTCCCACAATCCCAGACAAGGCAAAAGTCCTTGCAATGCGAATACCCGAAGAAAGATGGGAGGAATTATCGGGCGTGGTTTTTGTGGTGTATGGCAAAATGTTCGTTATAAAGCGGATTCTTAAAAACAGTTTATTTATCAACAACATTATTACTTTAAAATCAGATAATCCATTATATGGGCAAATGGAAGTAGATCGTACAGAGATAAGAGGAATGTGGAAAGCTATTCGAATAGTCAGCCAAAGAATTGTGTAA